GGATTTTGTTAAGCTTTTCCGCAATCCAGTTATAGGTGGATGCAAACGTATTTTTCAGGACGTCAAAAAGCTTGCTGAATACACCGCCGATGGTGTCCGCGAATCCTTCAAACGTGGCGAGGGGTGACAGACCGGCGAAGAACGCAACCACAGAATCCCAGCCGTCAGTGATGGATTGCCAGACGTCAGAAAAGACCTGGCCCACCTGACCGGCAACATCCATCACCCATGCAAAAGCCTCGGTATTCATTACCGCCGCTTTCAGCTCCTCCCAGTGATTCACGACATACCAGACACCCAGCGCCAGCAATGCCAGGGCGGCAATAATCAGGGTGATCGGACTGGTCAGCAGTTGCATGGCCACACCGGCAAACATGGTCGCCACGCCATAAATGCGCATGGCAACCGCACCGGCTTTTAACACAACGTTCCAGGCGGCCAGCGCGACACGACAAACGCCGGTCCACAGGGCTAACAGCTTTGACTGGATCCACAGCGCGGCCAGCCCGATGCGGGTTGTCAGCAATGACGGGCGCAGCAAGTTAAGGGTCCATAACAGGGCTTTCCATACATTGCCCAGACCTTTGGCGATACTGGTCAGGCCCGTCATAGTGAAACCAAAAATACCCATCACGATATTGGTTGCCGCACCGGCCAGCCCGAAGGACAGCACGCCCAGGGTGATATAACCCAGCCAGCGGGCGATGTTGGGGAACATCTCCAGCCAGCGGGCAAATTTTGCCCCCACGTCGGCGACACGGTTCATCATCGGCGTAAGGATAGGGATCAGCGTATTACCCAGCGCGACGCGCATCGCGTAAAAGGTCGCGACGATACGTTCCCACGGCTTCGCCATACGTTCGGCCATTTCCTGGGCGCGTTTCATGCCGTCATTGCGCCCCAGTTCTGCGATGCTGCGATTTAAATCATTCTGCTGGCCGTACAGCTTTTTAATGACATCAGCACCACCACCAAAGGCCGCGTCCAGCGCCTGCTGGGCTTTGACGTTCCCTTCAATGCTGGCCCCGTATTTGTCCTGTAACTTTTGCAGAATGTCGCCCATTGGCAGCATTTTGCCGGTCGCATCTACAAAGCTCATGCCCAGCTTTTCAGCCGCTGCCGGTGCGCTTCGCAAAAACTGCTCGTAAATGCCGCTGGACTCCGTGCCCAGGGTGCGCGAAAGCGTACCCAGCACCGCGAACTGTTCATCCATGCTGACGCCAAAGTCAGCACCGGCGTTTTTGGTCCCCTCGATAAGCTCCTGCATGGTCTGCATTTTCACGCCGAAGTTTTGCACCATGTACGCCGTTTTACCTGCCAGTTCTTCGGCAAATTTCACATGCCCCAGACTGGACAGTTCCGCGTTGAAACGGGATGCCATCGCGCCGATATATTCACCCGCTTCCTCGCCGCTGGCTTTTACACCTGCCGCCAGGGTGTTGGCCGCCACTGTCACGCGTGGCAGATCTGCATCGCTCAGGCCTGACATTGCGCCTTTCATCGCATAGCTGGAATTCACCACATCAACCGCGCTTTTACCGTAGCGCATGCTGAATTTCAGGGCTTCGCTGGACAGCCTTTTCAGCGTGTCCTCTGCCACACCTTTGGCGCCCACTTCGGAAAGCGCCGCATTCATTTCATACGCGGGGCCAACCACGCCCGCGATGGACTGGGCAACACCCCAGACCGCCGCCGCGCCGATGCCGATCTTTGCAAAAGACGCCTGCGATTTTTCGGCAAAGCCAGTCAGCGAAGACTGGGCCGTTTTTAGTGGCCGCGTCAGCTTATCAATCAGGCTCAGCGTAAAATCCAGGTGACTCATATCAGCTTCCGTTTAGTGCAATGGCGATACCTTCCGCCGTTTTATTCGCCCTGGTTTTGGCGAAATACTCGTCCAGCCAAAGGGCGCGGGCGATGCTTTCTTCGTCGTCAGGTTCATGCGGGAGGTAGTAGCGACGAAGGGCAAGGTATTGCTCCAGCCCGTTCGTGCGAATGGCCGCCACCCGCGCCGCTAGTTTTTTACTTCGATCTCAAGCTTCGGCGAATAAATTTCGTTAACCTTCTCAACGATCTGCATTTCACAGCCTGGGTAATCTTCCATCAGCTTGTTTAATGCCTCTTTAGATTCGGCATCAACAATGCGCCCCAGATAGGTGACCATCGGCGCAACCTTGTTGGTCATGGTCATTTCGTTAATCAGGTTGTTGTAAGCGGTTTTGTTAGGCTCAAAGCTCAGGCTGACGCCCGCAACGGCCAGGACAATTTTTTTAGAATCAGACTTACTCATTTTGATACTTCCTTTCGTTGTCGAATGATGCCCACCAGGGCGTTATGTCTTACGGCGCAATCGGTGTACATCTGCCGATAGGCAGTTAACGCCGCGTCAAAGTCGTTACCGGTTGGCCCTGCCAGTCTGGGCAGATTCACCGGGCAAAGCGTTAGCTGGTTTTCCTGATAATGCTCGCTCGGCGCGATCTGCACTTTCGTTGAACAACCGGACGTAATCATCAGAAGCGCAAACGTTGCTAAAAACCGGCTTGATGATTTCGGTGCGTATTTCTCGTTCCGTGTGGATCTCATTACCTTTTAGCTCCGCGATTTTTGCTTCCAGCGCTTCACCAGACTGCCGCGTCACTTCGGCGACAATCTGGCGGGTTTGCTCTGCCGATTCGTTGGCGGCCAGCTTTAGCTTTGCGTCGTGCCAGTCGTGCGCCTGCCACCCTGCTGACATGGCAGCAATCAGGATCAGCAGCAACCCCAGCAAATTACGCATCAGCGCACCCCGTTATGCTCAAGGGAAAAATGATTGCCGTCCGGCTTACTGAAACGGCCACCCCATGAGCCGCCGATTGATTCCCAGTATTCGCCCAGCGGGCGATAGGCGGCGCTGTCGGTCTGGTACTCCCCATTGATAAACAGGTTGAAATCCACGGCCAGGCGCTGGGTATGCAGGCTGTTTGCAATGCCGCTGCCTTTTTTGGCATTTAGCGCGGCCTGCTCAGGCGTGCGGTATGCCTCGCCAAACGTCAGGCGGTAGCCTTTTTCCTCCGCGAAGTGGATCAGGTTTGCGATCATCACGGTGAAAAGCTGTTGTTTTTCACTCAGTTTCATGGCGTTTGCTTCCCCATCGTTTAATCCAGTATTCCGCGAGGCGTTTTAAACCCGCCTCGATAAAGGCGCTCCCCAGGATGCCCAGGGCGCAGGCAATGCCCACGACAACCAGTTCCGGCATATCGGGAAATTTCAGCAGCGGGATTGCGGCGAGCGGGGCCACCGCAGCCCCCAGAATCATCCGCCCGACCAGCAGGCGGGTTGTGATCTGCTCACTGCTGACCATCAGTTGCCCAAGGCCGATCACGGCCCCGATCAGCAGCAGCTTTGCCAGCAGTGATGTTTCTCCATTTGGCATCTTGTTAACCTTTCAGATCGCGGGTATCGCGGGCTGACAGGTACGGAACGCCGTCAATCGCCACAAAGTCGGGGCTGGTCACCATGAATTTAATTTTCTTCGTGGTTTTGCTGGCCTCGTTGGGGTTGATGTTGACGATGTCAGACAGCGCGGGAACGCAGCCAAACACCTCGATTTTTTCTTCGTCGTCTCCGGCGTTCGCATAGAACAAAAAGTCCTTTGCGGGGATGCCGCGCCACGAACCGGCAGCGCGGGCCACGGCGGTGAATTTTTTAAAATTCTGGGAATCGACTTCGATTTCCACATCCGCCGACACCGACCCCTTTGTGTGGCCGTTCGGAACGCCACGCGTTTGCGCCACGGCGCTGTTATCCGTAATGGTGACGGTTGCGTTTTCGACGTGAATCATGACGCCGTCATAGTTCACATCGAACGATCCGCCGCTAATGCGTTCTCCGCTCATGCCTGATTCTCCAGTGATGTATCCAGTTCGATGCTGACGCCGATTTCCTTCGCGCTCTCATACGGGCGGACAATCAAATAAATCTGCACCGCAACGCTACTGGTCCAGGTGATAGTGACGTCGCCGTCTTTTGGCGGTTTCACTTCACCGGGGAATTCCACGCCGTTGATCTGCGTTGCAATCGACATTTCGCGCAGCGGCTTGCCGAAATAGGTTTCATGCGCCGCAATGCTGCCCGGTGTGCTGTTAAGCGAGCGATCCGCGATTTTTGGAATGGCGCGTAAACGGACGCGGCGGGATGCCTTATCCACGACGCGGACGTTTTCAATGACCTGATAATCGCCGCCCTCAACATCCAGCGTGCGACCGTCTGACCAGTAAATCCCGTCATAGTCGTGATACCACATCGGCACGCTGAAGCGGTTTGCCTGCAATCCCTGCAAGACGGCCAGATCAATTTCTTGCCCGGTTCCGTCTTTCGGCAGGTCGTCACTCCCCAGCGCAGTGACCGCGCCGGTTGCCACACGGGCCGGACTGTCTGCGACGGTCACCGCACGGTTGCACAGGCGACCGGCGAGGACGCCCGGTTCGTTACCCCACAGTCGCGGCACAAGCTGGACGCCAGGCGATGCGATACCGTTTTCAAGCGCAGCCATGCGCGTCTGGTAATCCGCCCACGATTCGTCTTCCTCCGGGCCACCCACAGACAGCACAAACCAGACAAAGCGCCCGAATTTAGCCTGTAAGGTCGTTCGCATTTCTGTGGCGCGGTTGATGGTCGCTTTTTCAGTCACATCAACCGCCAGGACAACCCCTTCAACGGATGCGACGGACTGGGCAGCCGTGACGGCTTTCATCCACGCATCATCGAATTTGTAATCCGCATTGTCTGGATCTGGCTCAGGCATGACATGCACATAAGCAAACCAGTTTTGACCGGCGTTATTGGCGGCAGCGGCCACAATCCGTTTTAACAGGCTGTCGGTATCACCCAGCGCCTTATCCAGATCGGTGCCGGTGTTGACCGCCTGGGTTTTGTCGGTGTTGGTGTCACCGTAACCGACATACAGGACAACGCGTTCGATATCGTTCGTCGTGCCGTTGTAGCGGTTTTTCTGACTAACTGTGACATTCGGCCACGTCATTTTTACCCCCTGATATCCTGCGCGTTGACGTCCCAGCCGAAGCCGATTGCCTGCATTTGCCGCGCTATGATTTGGTTAAATTCGTCGTTACTGACACCCAGAAAAACGCGGCCCGGTATGTCTATGGTCCATGTGCGTTTGGCCGGTGTGCCTTTCAGCTTGCGGATAACCAGCCCGGCCTGCGCCATGCTCATGGTTTCCATGATTTGTTTGCTGGACGGCTTCACCCAGCGCTTGCCCTTGCGGACCTTGTACCCCAGCGCCCGCAGTCGCTTTGCCTGGCGTGGCAGCGCTGGCTGATTCGCCTGAGGTTTACGCGGGGCGT